CCGGCCATGAAGTGCGCAGCTACCCCTGCGCCATAACCGAGTTAACGCCCACGGTGGGCATTTCCGCCGCAACCCCAACCTCAACCACAGAAGGACGCTCCATGCCTGGTAACACCAACGCCGACGGCGGCACCACCGCCCCGGCCCAATCTCTTACGCCCGCAGCCAGCGCTGCGCCTGCAGCTGCGCCGGCTTCCGTCCCCGCAGCCGCCGACACCCGTGCTGCTGACATTGCAGACCTCTGCGCACGCCATGGCGTGTCACAGCTTGCCGCAAACATGATTCGCGCCGGCAACACGGTCGAACAAGCCAGCCGCGCTGTGCTTGACGAACTCGCCCGCCGCGACAGCGCATCGGGTGGCCACCGCAATGTGGGCCGCATTGAAACCGTGCGCGATGAGATGACCACCCGCATGGCTGGCATTGAGCAGGCCATCCTGCATCGCATTGCCGCCAACACCCAGCTGGACGACAATGGCCGCCAGTACCGGGGCCTGAGCCTCATTGAAATGGGCCGCGACTTCCTGGAGGCCCATGGCCAGCAAACCCGTGGCCTGGACCGCATGACCCTGGCCAGCCGCATCCTCAACTTCCGCGCAGGTGGCCCCATGGGCACCAGCGACTTCAGCAGCCTGTTTGCCAACGTGGCCAACAAACGCCTGCGCAGCGCGTATGACGAAAACGCAGGCACCTACGCCCTGTGGGCTCGCCGCGCACCCAACGCGCCCGACTTCAAAAACATGTCCGTGGTCCAGCTGGCCGGCGCGCCCGATCTGCTGCAAACCAACGAGGCCGGTGAGTTCAAATACGGCGCCATGTCCGACGGCGGCGAGACCTACGCCATGCTCACCTACGGGCGCATCGTGTCTCTCACACGCCAGGCCATCGTCAATGACGACCTGCGCGCCTTCGAGCGCATGGTCTCCGCGTTTGGCTTTGCCGCCCGCCGCCTGGAAAACCGCACCGTCTACGCCCAGCTCACCGCCAACGCGGCCCTGGCAGACACCGGCGCGCTGTTCAACGCCACTGCCGTCACCACCGCAGGCGGCCACGCCAACCTGCTCACCAGCAGCGCGCTGGCCATTGGCACGCTGACTGCTGGCCGCACTGCCATGCGCCTGCAAAAGGGCCTGCAGTCCGAAGAGCTCAACCTGGCGCCAAGTTTCCTCATCGTGCCCGCCGCGCTGGAGCAAACCGCCTACAACCTCACCAGCGCCAACTACGTGCCCAGCACCAAAGCGGAAATCAACGAATTCCGTGCCGGTGGCCGCACAGCCGTAACGCCCGTAGTTGAGCCCGTGCTGGACGCCAACAGCTCCACAGCCTGGTATCTGGCCGCCGCAAACAGCCAGGTCGACACGGTCGAGTATTGCTACCTCGACGGCGCAGAAGGCCCGGTTATCGAATCCGAAATCGGGTTCGAGACAGACGGCGTTTCCTACAAATGCCGCCTCGACTTTGCAGCCAAAGCCGTCGACTACCGTGGCCTGCTGAAAGCCACGGCCTGATAGCGCACCACCGGGGCCAGCCAAAAGCATGGCACCGGTAGCCCACCCACCCACTTCAGAGCACACACCATGAAAACTTTTAAGCAAGAGGGTGAAACCCTCACCTTGACCCCTGCCGCAGCAGTCGCCAGCGGCGTTGGCTACCTCTTCGGCGCTGGCCTGTTTGGAGTCGCCATCAACGACACAGCCAACGGCGCCGCGGGCGAATTTGTTACCGAAGGCGTCGTCACCATTGGCAAAACCAGCGCCTTGGCCATAGCCGTGGGTGATCGCGTTTTTTGGGACGCCACCAACAAGGTCGTCAATAAGACCACCAATTCGCAGCAGTGCGTGGGTGTGGCGGTAGAGGCTGCTGCCAACCCGTCCGCAACTGTGGCTATCAAGCTCGGCCAATACCTGCCGGTTGCGACCTAAATCGAAGCGTCTATCAGACCAGCAACAATGTCTGCCCTGTTTTCGGCCGCCCTCAACCGTCTCAACCGGGCGGTCGTGTCACGGCTTTCTACAAACGAGGTCATCATTGTTGGCGGGTCTGTAGTAGACGCCATCTTCGACAACGGCTACGCGCTGGGCAACGTGGGCCTGATGGGCATGGCCAGCAGCCAGCCCGCCATCACCCTCAAGACCAGCGATGTGCCTGCCAACCCGGTTGGCAGCGCGGTCACTGTGGGGTCAGTTGCTTATGTGGTGGGCGCGCACGAGCCTGATGGCACGGGCCTCAGCCGCCTGGTGCTGGAGACCGCATGAGCACCGCCTTTGCATCCGTAGTGGGCGCGGTTGTGGCAGCTCTGCAGGCCGCGCCTGCCGTGTCGGCACAGGTTGACCGGGTGCGCTTGCGCCCGATCGCCAAAGAGAGCGCCACCGCCATCGTGGTGCGCCCCCTGGGTGCAGACGCTGACACCAGTGTGGGGCAGGGCGTGGTCGGCATTTGGGCTACATCGGTCACGGTGGAGTGCTATGCCAGATCTGGCGCCTCTGTTTCGCCAGACGTTGCCGTCGACACCCTGCTGCAAGACGCAGCCACCCGGCTGTATCAAAACCGCAGCCTGGGCGGCCTGGTTGGCGACCTCACCCTCAGCACAGTGGCTTATGACTTTGATGTGGACGGCGACAACACCGCCTGCGTCACCCTCACTTATCAAATCCGGCACGCCACGGCGGCGGGTTCACTTTTACCAACCTGAAGGACATTCATCATGACCCCCATTTTCTGGACAAACGTTGGCGTTGACGTACAAACCGCCCTGGCAGCCGCCATCACCATCACCAACATCAGCAAGGCCGCCACCGGCGTTGTCAGCTACTCCGGTCCAGTAGACCCTGCCAATGGCGACTACATCGCCCTGACCTCCAACGGCATGAGCGAAGTGGGCGACCGCGTGTTTCGCATTGCCAACGTCAACGGCGCTGCCAACACCTTCGAGCTCGAAGGCGAAAACACCACCGACTACCAGACCTTTGTCAGTGGCAGCTTTCAGGTCATCACCTTTGGCGCGTCTTTGACCATTGCGCAGAATATTGCAGTGTCGGGTGGCGACACCGAATTCGCCGACGTCACCACCATCCACGACCTGGTGCGCAAACGTGTGCCCACCATCGTCTCGCCAATGTCCCTGGCCATGGACAACATCTTCGATCTGACAGACCCCGGCTTCATCGAGCTCAACAAGGCCCACAAGTCCAAAACCAAGCGTGCCATACGCCTGCGCTTTGGCACTGGCGCCAAGATGGTGCTCACGGGCTACGCATCCGCTGCCGGTGTGCCCACAGGCCAGGCCCAGGGTGTGGTGCAGATGAAGATGGCCATCGAGGCGCAAAACCTCCCCACCGTCTACGCATCGTAGGTGTTAAGCGCACGGCAGGGTGGTTTTACTTTCATTTTCCACCTGCTGCGGTTTTGCCCGAGCCTGGCACGCCGTGCGCCCCTTTTTACTCGGGCTGTTATATAGATCGGGCACATTGTGGCAATCAAAATCACCGTTTCAGACATCGCAGGCTTCAAGGTTGATGGCGTCATCAACGACGCTGCAGGCAACCCCCAGGCGTTTGACTTTTCCCTCACGGCTACCCGCCTTAGCGGAGACGATGTCGATGCCAAATTGAATGGCGACTACACCGCCCCCGCCATCATGGCCTTCATGCTGGAGGTCAACAAAGGCTGGTCTGGCGTGCGCGATGCAGACGACAAGCCGCTGCCCTATTCGGAGGACGCTTTCCGAGAGCTTTGCAAAATCCCCGGTGTGCTCTTCCTTGCGTACAAGTGCTATCGCGAGCAAACCGGCGCCCGCGCAAAAAACTAGCAGCGCTCGCCCGTGCAATCGCCAGCCAACCATCGCCCAATGATGCAGCCACAGCGCCCAGCCAACCGGCCTGGCTGGCTTCCATTCAAAAGCACCTGGCTGAGGCTGCACCGTCGGGCGATGAGGTTTTGTACCTCTGGCCATGCAACGTGCGTGCGTGGGACTGCTGGTGCGACGTGCAAACCGAGTGGCGCAGCCCTGGCATGGGCGGCTCATCCTGGCTCGATCTGGCTGGCGTGCGGGCCTACCTTGACGAGGAAGGCATCACCGGTGACGAGCGCAAAGACATCTGGGCCGGCATCCGCGCCGCTCAGGCCGCCACGCTTGAAGCATGGGCTGAAAAAGCAAAAAAAGCCAACCAACAGGCACAACAACAGGGGCGCTGAAATATGGCTAATGTAGGCATCAAAATCAGGGCCACCGACGAGGCCTCTGGCGTCTTCGGCAAGGTAGCCGCCGAGGCAGGCAAGCTGCAGGGGGCAGTGGCCTCGGCTGGCAGCAGCTTCGACGCGCTGGGCAGCAGCTTCGCCGCCCTGGGCACTGCAGCCATTGCAGGCATGTCGGCCATCAGCTTTGCCAGCAAGATCAAAGACACCATCGACCTGGCCGACAGCTTTAACAAGCTCAGCCAGAAAACCGGCATTGCCGTTGAAGACTTTTCCAAACTCAACTACGCCGCAGGCCTGGCCGACGTCTCCACCGAGACCCTGGCCGCTGGCATGCGCAAGCTCAATATCAGCATTGCCGAGGCCGCTGGTGGCAACAAAGACAAGGCCGCCATATTCAACGC